GGGCTCGGTCTTTTCAGTTTTAAACGACACGACCGCGCGTTTTGTTCTTGCGAATGATTTAACCTTAATCGCCGGAGTCGACGAAGTTCAAACGTTGACTTTTGGGGCGACTCCCGACGCCGGTTCTTTTCGCCTTTCACTCAATGGCGAAGACACGGCTTTAATTAATTTTAATTCAAATGCGACGGACGTTGAGAACGCCCTCAACGCTCTTTCCTCCTTGTCGTCCGTCCTTGTGGCGGGCGACTTCCTTTCCGGCTTCGTTATCACCTTTCAAGGAGTCGACGGGAAAGAAGACAAACCGCTCCTTTCGGTCGTTGAAAATACTTTGACCGCTTCGGCGGTCGCCGTGACGACCTCTCTTGTCGAGACGACGAAGGGAGTTCCTTCGGGCTCGGCGACTTTGGAAGCCGAAGAAATCGGAGAAAAAACCGCTCCGGCGCGCGCTTTAACAGTCATTGAAAACCCAATAACCGGACTCGACAACGTGGTCAACGTCGCCGACGCTTTGGTCGGTCGTGAAATTGAAGACGACGCGAGCTTAAAGCAACGAAGAGAGTCTTCTCTTCAAAGAGCCGGAGCCGGAACCCTTGGGGCTATCCTTTCCATTCTCGCGGACCTCGAAGGCGTGACCGCCGTCGTTGGTTTTGAAAATACGGCTTTAATTGAAGTCGACGGAAGACCGGCGAAGTCGTTCGAAATGGTCGTCGAAGGCGGAGACCTTGACGAAATAGCGACGGAAATTTTTGAAAATAAACCCGCCGGGATTGAAACTTTCGGCTCCATTACTCGACCGCTTACGGACTCGCAAGGCTTCGCGCAAACCGTGAAGTTCTCTCGTCCGACGGGCGTTCCGATTTATGTCGAAATCGACCTTTCGGTCGACGCGAATTATCCGGGAGACGGAGACGCTCAAGTTCAAGCGGCGATAGTCGCCTTCGGAAATGCCCTTGGAATCGGTCAAGACGTTATCGTCTTTCCGAAACTTATTTGTTCGATTGAATCAATCCCGGGAATAACCGACGTCGAACTTCGAGTCGGAACGGCGGCGAACCCGAC